ATCTGCTGGTTAAGAACTCAGTTTTCGAAGCCCGCACACAAAAGGAAATCCTTGCGCTCGGTAACGTTCGTGTAGGTGTAAAATCTTCTGAAGCTATTGGAAGAATGGATACAGATGTATTCTTTCAGGATGATAGCGCTTGCGGGTTTAACGCTTCAGGAACTACTACCTTCACTCAGCGTACTTTAACAGTAGGTAAAGTAAAAGTAAATGAAATCCTTTGCGATAAGGATTTAGAACCTTACTATACTCAACAGGCTCTGAAAGCGGGTGGTGAGTACACTACTGCTGCCTTTGCTGCTGATTACACAGATCAAAAAGCTAAGAAAATAGCTGAAGCTTTAGAGGTTGCTTTGTGGACTGCTAACGCAACAGGAAGCGCAGGATCTAACGGGCTTTTAAACAAGTTCGATGGTATCAAAACTTTAGTAACTGCTGGTGGTGGATCTGTTGCAAATGCAAATACAACTGGATTCTACGGTACTCCTGCAACTACTATCAATAGTGCAACAATCGCAAAGAACGCTGTTTTAGCGGTTATCAAAGCATTGCCTGCTAAGATTCAAGGTAAGGATGATGTTCGTATCTTCTGCGGATGGACTACTTTCTCATATTTGATTCAGGCGTATGTTGATCAAAATTTGTTCCACTACGCTCCTGACGCTAAGTGGGATGATAACGCTGCGGTGTTCACAGTACCGGGTACGAACTACAAAGTAATTCCTGTTCACGGTTTGGATAGCGCTGACGCTGACGCTTGTATCTACGCTTTCAGAATGTCTAACATCTTCTTAGGTACTGACTTACTCGATGAAGAAAATAAATTCTGGATTCGTTGGTCTGAAGATGATGAGAACATCAAATTCACAGCCCGTATGAAGATAGGTGTACAGTTCGCCTTTGTTGATGAGATTGTGAAGTTCGAAGCCTAATTTATAAGGGGGTGTAAAAGCCCCCTTTCACTTATAAAAATTTAATACAATGCCTTGCGCACTTACATCAGGTTATACATTAGACTGTAAAGACAGCAGCGGCGGTATAGTTGAAATTTACTTTATTGAAAGAGGTAATGTTTCAGCGATTGCCGAAGCGAGCGGAGTTGTAACAGGTCTTACAAAAGCATCTGGTAAAAGATTTTGGAAGTACGAACTTCCCAAAGAAACTGGATCCTTAACAGAAACAATGACAGGTAACGTTCAAAACGGAACCGTGTTTTATGCTTCTGAGTTGAAATTAGTAGTTAATAAATTAAACGTTGCAGTGCGCAATGAGATTAAATTGTTAGCACAGAACGTACTTATTGCAGTTGCAAAAGATAATAACGGCAAATATTGGTTAGTAGGTCGCACTCGTGGCGTTGACTTCACAACTGGCACACTCGGAACGGGTACTGCTTTTGGAGATAGAAGCGGCTTTGACCTTACCTTTGCAGGTAGTGAGCCTGAGCCGATGCTTGAGGTTAATAGCACCGTAGCCAGTGCACTTGAAACCGCAGGATAGTTTGTTTTGTTGATTGGTTTGATTTTGAGCCCTGCCCTTCCGGGCGGGGTTTTTGTTTTAAGGTATTTATAAATAGATATGTTTAAATTTATCAAAGGAACGACGGCGACAATCATTTGCACTCTTAAGGAGAAGCAGACTATTGATTCGCCTTATTATTTGTTTGTCTTTACGAATAGAGGCACGAATGATACAGTTACTTTTATAAAGGATTATCTGCATGACGTATCTACAAATAAAGAGCGCTGGAATGAGTTTACTATCCCGGTAAATACGTATTTTGCAGATTACAAAGAGGGGTGGTGGCGCTATGATATTTATGAGCAAACAAGCTCAACGAATGTGAACCCGGCGGGGTTGGGGTTATTAGAAAGCGGATTGATGTTTTTAGATGATAATACGAATATAAGTTACACGCAATATTCACAGGACGTTAAATTCAAAATGTACGATGCATCCTAATATAAGTTTTATAAAGTTCGCAGATGTGAAGCTGCCCATGATGGTTGAGCTTCCCGGCAAAGGTTACGTTCAATTCGGTGAGGATAATCTTTATCCTAATCAGTTACTCGAGAAGCTGAATAAAAGCAGTAAGCATAACGGTATTGTGTTGGGTAAGGTTAATTACATTATAGGTAACGGCATATCTTATAAAGATGATAGTACAAAGGAATTAGTACCCAATAAGAATGAAACCATAAATGATTTACTCAAAAAGTTTTCTACTGATATTGAGATTTTTGGCGGTGTTTATATTGAGCTTCACTATAACGCTTTGGGCAATGTTGGCGCAGTGTATCATATTCCTTATCATAAAGTACGTACAAATAAGGACAATACGCAATACTTTATAAAGGACTGGACGCAATCGACAAGGACACAGCCTGAGATTGTGGCGGCTTACAACCCGGCAGTAAAAGAGGGAAAGCAGATATTGTTTTATAAGGAATACAGACCGGGATTAGAAACCTATTCATACCCTAATTATATCGGCGCATTGAATTGGATTGAGGTTGATATTGAGCTTTCTAAATACCATTTAAGCACTATCAAAAATGGTATGTTTAGTAGTAAATTGATAAATTTCAATGAGGGTAAGCCTTCGCCTGAAGAACAACAGGTTGTTGAAACTAAATTCAAAAAGAAATTTACAGGTAGCGAAAATGCAGGCGGGATTGTTTTGTCATTTAGTGATGACCCGGCAAAGGCACCTACTGTTTTGGACTTGTCAAATACTGATTTAGATAAGCATTTCGACATATTAAATAAAACTACTGAGCAGCAGATATTTGCGGGACATCAAATTACTTCGCCTATTTTATTTGGTATCAAAACGGAGGGGCAATTAGGCGGACGTAGTGAAATGCGGGATGCATACGAAATATTTAAAAACACCTACGTAAATGATAAGCAAAGGTCTTTAGAAACTTTGTTTACTGAAATAAGCACTTTGTTTGGTGTTGAAGGCGAAATGGTGATTGCACCTATTGAGCCTATTGCCTTTGAATTTAGTGAAGCTACAATAAAAGAGTTTGCACCAAAGGCGTGGATATTGGAGAAGCTGGGTATTGATTTAGCAAAGTATCCTGAAGCTGCACAACCTGAAGTGCAACCTACCGGGCAACCTGCACAACCGTTAGCGCAGGTTAATGAGAATTTAAAGAACTTAACAGGCAGGCAATGGCAGGGCGTTAATAGGATTATTCGCAATTTTGAGAAAGGTCGTATCAATAAGGAGCAGGCTAAGTTATTGCTTAAATCTTCACTTGGTTTGTCTGATGACGAAATTAACGTAATGCTTTCCATAGATAACGATATGGAGTTTAGCGCTCAGGATAATGAAGAACTTTTGTTGGCAGAATTTGCGGCGCATGGTGATAGTAAAGATAATTACAATGTCATTGCATCCCGCGCACGTTATAACTTTCAGGAAGAACTTACACAGGCGGAAGTAAACATTCTCGACCTTATCAAAAAGGATAAGAGAATAACGCCTGAGGTTATAGGTAAGGCTTTGAAAATGCCTGTTGATGAGGTTACGGATATCATTGCTAATTTATTAGAGGGCGGTTTGATTATAGCGGCGGTTAAAAAGATAGGCGTTGATGAAATAATTGAGCGTACCATGCCGGAGCCTTTGAGCGATTTAACGGATAAAAAGCCGCGCACCTTAGAGCAAAAAATAATGTATAGTTATGAGGGGCCGCGCGACAATCGTAACCGTGACTTTTGCCGTAGGCTTTTGGATATGGATAAGTTTTTTTCACGCTCCGATATTGAAACAATGAGCGCAAGGTTAGGATATAGCGTGTGGGATAGGCGTGGCGGTTGGTGGACAAAGCCCGATGGCAATCACTCTCCATCATGCAGACATCGTTGGGTGCAAAATTTTGTTATTCGTAAAAAATAAAAAATGAGAGATATTTTATTTATAAGCCCTGAGAATATTTATGAGCGGACGCAAATCCACTCAAATATTGATAGCAAAATGATTGTGCCTGAAATAAAGGTTTGTCAGGATATGTATATTTTGCCCTTATTAGGCTCAGGATTGTACGAACGCTTACAGGTAGGTATTGAGAGCAATAATTTAATAGCAGATGAAATAACGCTCTTAAAAAGCTATGTAAGAGATTGCCTTATCTATTACGTGGTGGCGGAATTAACAGACACCTTAACCCATCAATATTGGAATAAGGGTGTTTTGAAAAAAACAAATGAAGGCAGCGATAACGTATCAATGAGCGAACTTATTGACTTAAAGAATAAGTTTAAAAGCCGGGCGGAATATTATGGGCAAAGGTTGGTAAAGTATTTAGTTGAGGAAAGCAATAATGCTAAATTTCCTTTGTATATTAATCCCGGCAGCCGTGCCGATACGGTGGTGCCAAAGCGTGACGCATACTTTCCCGGTATTTATTTGGGTATGCCTTATGATGAATTTAAGAACTGTGACGACTGTCAAAAACCATTCAGAAATGTATAGCAAAAAGACTATTAAAAAATTAAAAGATTACTTCGCAAAGCAAAATGACAAGAAACCAAATAGCAATACAGCTCAAAAAGATAGCAACCGACCACAGGCAGATAAGAACTGCAAAGGTGGTAAATGCTGATTATTTTCTACATAATGAGGTAAAAGATGTAGTATATCCTGCAGCCTTTATGACAATGGGCAATAGCGCTACAGAGGGGAAAATAAAGACTCATACGGTGCAGGTAACGGTAGCGGATATTGTTTTATATACCACTGAATTAGAGGTGCAAAGCGATATGGAGCAAGTGGCGAATGATTTGCTGGGGCAGATAGGATGGGAAAAACAACCGTGGAGATTTACCCGATCCACGACCTTTGAATTTTTTGAGGATAAGTTTGAGGACATTGTGGCGGGTGTTACGTTTAGCATTGATTTAGAGGTGCCATTTCTTTATGATGTTTGCGACTTACCGAGTAATTATGAGCTACCTGAAAATGATACGATATTTATAAACCCAAGTCGAATGAGTAAGATAATAGATTTTATAGTAGGTAATGGTGAGCCGATGGAGCAAGACGATACCGACTTCACAAATAATAGCCTTGTTGTGCCGCCTTTGGTATTTATAGATGGATTGATTTTGACATATCAGGTAAGAAGCGATAGGCGTTACATTTCATATAATTCAGGAACTAAAACAATAACAATAAACGGAGGGGTAAACAATGGCGAAAATATACAGATATATATTTAGTAGTTTGTTAATTCTTTTATCCTTAATCGGAAAAGGG